GGCTTATGCTGAAGGGAGGGTAAAATAAACTTAAACTAAAAGGAATAGTAAAATGGGATTAGGTACTAATCAAGTAACCACTACTACAGCGGCTACTTTTATACCAGAGATTTGGTCTGATGAGATTATCGCTGGTTACAAGAAAAATTTGGTTCTCGCGAACTTAATTAACAAAATGAACCACAGTGGAAAAAAGGGAGATACAATTCATATCCCTAAACCTACTCGTGGTGCAGCTTCTGCTAAAGCAGCAAACACAGAAGTAACTTTGATTGCAGCAACTGAGTCTGAAGTGCAAGTAGCAATTAACAAGCACTTTGAATACTCACGCTTAATTGAAGATATTGTTGATGTTCAAGCACAACCTTCACTTCGTAGTTTCTACACCGAAGATGCTGGATATGCTTTAGCAACACAATTAGATTCTGACATAGGCTTGTTAGCTAAAACTTTTGGAGATGACAATGGGTCAGGTTCTGACTTTGTTCACTCTAACAGTTTTTACATTGATGCTGCTAATGGATTGGCTGCTTATGCAGTTGATACTGTAGCTGCAACTGACTTGTTTACTGACTTAGCCTTCAGAGAAGCAGTACAACAACTTGACGATAATGATGTTCCTATGGACGGAAGATTCTTAGTTATCCCACCAAGTGTTCGTACTACTATCATGGGCATTGACCGCTATCAATCTTCTGACTTCGTAGATAACAGAGGTGTTGTTAATGGTCAAATCGGTAGCCTTTATGGTGTTGACATTTATGTGTCTAACAACCTACCTGTAGTTGAAACTGCTGCTGACAACTCAGCATCTGCTGTTGATACTATTGGTGCTATTATGGCTCAGAAAGATGCAATGGTACTAGCAGAACAAATCGGTGTTCGTACACAAACTCAATACAAGCAAGAGTATTTGGGTGATTTGATGACTGCTGACACTTTATATGGTGTTAAAACAGTTAGACCTGAAAGTGGTCTAGTTATCTCTGTACCTAAAAACTAGGAACTAAGATAAATGGGTAGCCCCTTCGGGGGCTGCTTTTTATTTAATATTATATAAAGGAATAATATCATGGCAATACCACTAGCAATAATGGGTCTTAAAGCCTTAGTTACTCTTGGAACAAGGCTTATTGGAAAAAAAGCAGTAGAAGCAGCTTTAAATAGAGGTGGTCAACAAGCACTTAGAAAGAGTGTTTCGAGAGCGCAAAACAAAAAACCCCCTGTACAAAAAGAAATGTTTAATAAATCTGGCACAGTAAAAGCTGGAATTAAAAAATCTAATGAACTAGCAGCTAAAGCAGCTAAGAGAAAAACAGCTTCTGAAAAAAGAAAAGCTACTTTGAAAGCTAAAAAAGATGCTATTAAAAGACGAGAAGCTGGTGTTGCTAAAGCAAAACTAACTAGAGCTAAAAATAAAGAAGCAGCTAAGAAAAAAACAACAAGAAAAAGAAATGTTAATAGAGCAATTACAGCAGCTTCTCTTGGAACAGCAGCAGCTTCTCTTTCAAAAAGCCCTTCAAAAGAAAAGAAAACTACTACTAAGACTACAACTAATAATCTATCTAAGTCTAGGGTTCCTGCTAAACAAGGTGCAAGTCAAACACCAAGTCAAGCACTAGCTATGAAAAATAAAAAGAAAGGTATAAAGCCTAAAGACCCAAGTCAAAGAAAAACAGGTGTAGGTTCTCTTAGCCCCAGTAATTATTTAAAAAGAAAAAATAAAAAAATGGGTGTCACAGGAACAGGTAATAGACCTTATACTGCTGAAGAAAAAGCAAGACCTTCTAAAAAGAAAAAGAAACCTAGTAGCCGTCGCTCTATGGATAATATGGGTGGTTTTGGTAGGTCTAATCGTCAGAAATATCTAAGAAGGAAGTAGTATATGGCAATATTTCGTGGTGATGGTGGAGCAGGTGATGCAAACACTGATGTAACAATTAACTCTGTTACAGAAAAAGCTAATGCAGCAGCAACATCTGCATCAGAAGCAGCATCAAGTGCAACTTCAGCCAGTACATCAGCTAGTAACGCTAGTACATCAGAAACAAATGCTAGTAACTCGGCAACAGGGGCAGCCTCATCTGCCTCTAGTGCTTCTACCTCTGCAAGTAATGCAAGTACATCTGCATCTACTGCAAGTACACAAGCGACTAACGCTTCTAATTCAGCTACCGCAGCAGCAAGTTCAGCTTCTGCAGCAGCAACCTCAGAAACAAATGCTGAAACAGCAGAAACTAATGCAGAAACTGCTGAAACAAATGCAGCAAGCAGTGCTTCTACAGCTACTACTAAAGCTAGTGAGGCAGCTACATCAGCAACAAATGCAGCTACATCTGCAACAACAGCAACAACTAAGGCTTCTGAAGCTAGTACATCTGCTACTAATGCAGCTACTTCAGCAAGCACAGCTTCAACACAAGCAACCAACGCTAGTAACTCTGCTAGTGCAGCAAGTACAAGCGAAACAAACGCAGCTACAAGTGCTACAGAAGCAGCTAACTCTGCAACAGCAGCGGCAGCAGAACTATCAACAGCAGCACTCAAAGCAAACAACTTATCGGACTTAGCTAATGCTAGTACAGCTAGGGATAATCTTGGTTTAACTATTGGCACTGATGTTCAAGGCTATAGCTCAGTATTAGCAAACACTACAGCATCTTTTTTAACTGCTGACGAAAGTAAACTAGATGGTATAGAAGCCTCCGCAGATGTAACTGATACAACTAATGTAACTTCTGCTGGTGCTTTAATGGATTCTGAAGTAACTAACTTAGCACAAGTAAAAGCATTTGACACAACAGATTACGCTACAGCAGCACAAGGAACTACAGCAGACAATGCTCTAGCAGCATCAGCAGTATCTACCTTTGGTGGTACATTAATAGATGATGCAGACGCAAGTACAGCTAGAACTACACTAGGATTAGGAACTGCTGCAACTACAGCAAGTACAGATTATGTAGCTAAAACTTCTAGTACAGGCTCTGGAGAATTACCTAGTGGTACTACAGCACAACGAGATGGTTCGCCAGCAGCAGGATACATTAGGTTTAATTCTACTACTAGTGGGTTTGAAGGATATGATGGAAGTGCTTGGGGTGCTATAGGCGGTAGTGCATCAGCAGGTGAAGTACAAGCATGGGTAAGTATTGACGGAACAGGAACTGTTGGTATAAATGCTTCTGGTAATGTAAGCAGTATTACAGATAATGGTACTGGTCAATATTCAATAAATTTAACTACTGCTCTGACAGATACTGACTATACTGTTGTTGGAACAGCACCTATGAATGGTCAAGTAGTAACTCATGATGCTACTTATACTAAAACAACTTCAGTAGCACCAGTAGCTACTTTTCAGTTTTCTGGTGCATTTACTGATTATGACCCTGTTCATGTTGTAATAGTAAGATAAAGGAAAAGTAAAATGAGAATAATATATGAAACAGGTGATGGTGGAGTAGCAGTTATTGTTCCTGCACCTGAGTATTTATTAACTCACACTATGGAAGAACTAGCTGCTAAAGATGTACCAGCAGGAGCTAATTACGAAATAGTAGAGGATAGTGTAGTACCATCAGATAGAGCATTTAGAGGTGCATGGACATGGGCATAACAGTAGATATAACTAAAGCTAAAGTTATTACTAAAGACAGACTTCGTGAAGAAAGAAAGCCTTTACTTGAAGCACAAGATATTTTGTTTATGCAAGCACAAGAAGCTGGCACATCAACTACAGGTATAGTCACAGAGAAACAAAGATTAAGAGATATTACTAATCAAGTAGATAGTATGACAACACTAGACCAGCTTAAAGGAGCAAGTGTGTAATGAGTTCAGATAAAGGATAACCATACTTATGTCTAACATGACAGATTACGAAGCAGGGCAGTTAGTAGCAGTAGTTACTCAGCTTAATAGTGAAATAAGTGAAATGAATAAAACTTGCATTATGCTATCTGAACGAGTAAATGAATTAGAAAAACAAATGGCTAAAGGAAAGGGAATGTTTGCTGGAGCTATATTTATAGCAATGGGATTAGGTGGTCTTGGTAGCACTTTATTCTCTAAATGGTTTAATTAGGATACAAGATATGACTTACTTAGATATAGTTAATAACATTTTAAAAAGATTAAGAGAGCGTACTGTAGCAACAGTTAATGAATCTTCTTACTCTAGTTTAATAGCTGTAATTGTTAATGATGCAAAAGAATCAGTAGAAAATGCTTGGAACTGGAGTGCATTAAGAACTACATTAAGTGCTACTACAACCAGTGGTATTTTTAACTATGAACTAAATGGTTCTTTAAATGCTTTAACAGTATTAGATGCAACAAATGTAACAGATAACTTTTTCTTAGATTACAAAGCAGCACACGACTTCAACAAATTCTTTTTAAGTAATGATGTAGCAACAGGCTCACCTTACTACTATTCGTTTAACGGAGTTAGTGCTGATGGGGATACACAAGTAGACTTATATCCTATACCAGACAAAGCATACACAATTAGATTTAACTGTGTACTTAGGTCAGATGATTTAGTAAATGATTCTGATACATTAACTGTACCAACTAAACCAGTAGAGTTACTAGCTTATGCAATAGCAGTAGAGGAGCGTGGTGAAGATGGTGGTATTAACCCTGTTAGTGCTTATGCTAGAGCTACTAATGCTTTACAAGATGCAGTAACTTTAGATGGTAACAAACACCCAGAGGAGTTAGTGTGGTATGAAAGCTAGAACAGTCTTTATAGAATCACTAGCATCATCACCAGCAGATGTATATACAGTACCTAATAATATGAGAGCAAAGTTAGTTCTTGTTTTTGTATCTAACAGTGCAGGTTCTACTAGAGGAGATGTAAATGTAACTATTAACTTTGACTCTACAGAGATAACAGTATTAGGTGATAAGAGTTTAAGCTCTGGTGACTTTATAGAATTACAAATGAATGGTGGTTATGTAATGCTAGAAGCTGGTTATAAAATTAAAGGTTCATGTGCAGGTGGTACAGGAGTTTCTTGTATCCTTACAGTTGAAGAAGTACCATTTATTGTGAGTACAAACTAATATGGCAAAAGAATTAGTAACAGCATCACTAGTAGCACCAGCATTTTTAGGTTTAAATACTCAAGAGTCTAGTTTGTCTAATGACCCTAGCTTTGCTCTTGATGCAAACAACTGTGTTATTGATGAGTTTGGTAGACTAGGTGCAAGAGAAGGTTGGTTCTATCGTACAACAGGTAGTGATGGTATTAACCTATTAGGTATGCACCCTTTCTTAGATGTAGCTGGTGTTAATACTTTTATATCTTGGAACGCTACTACATTTAAAAAAGGTTTTGGTACACTTACTACAATAACACCTACTACAACTGATACTATATCAGCAGGTAACTGGCAAGGTGTAACCTTGAATGACAGAGCTTATTTCTTTCAAGCAGGTTACAAACCTTTGTACTACACTAACGAGTCTACTGCTGATGAGTTTAAAAGCATAGACCAACACGCTGATTATACAGGCAGTGTACCTAGTGCAAACATAGTAATGAGTGCTTATGGTAGACTATGGGCAGCAGACACTGCCACTAACAAGACTACTGTATACTTCTCAGACCTCCTAGAAGGTACTAAATGGGGCAGTGGTAGTGCTGGTAGTATCAACATAGCAGGTGTGCTTCCAAAAGGCTCAGATGTCGTTACAGGGCTTGGTAGCCACAATGGTCATTTAATTATATTTTGTAAGAACAATATTATTATATTTAAAGATAACGATAGTTTTCAAGGTAGCTTTGATGTAAACACCTTAACCCTAGTAGAAGTATTAGAAGGTGTAGGTTGTATTACTAGAGATACAATACAGAACACAGGAGCAGATATTTTATTTTTATCTGCTACAGGATTAAGAAGTTTAGGTAGAACAATACAAGAAAAGTCAGCTAAGTTAAATGACCTATCTAAAAACATAAGAGATTCTTTTTTAGGTAATGTAAATAGAGAATCTAATTTTAGTTTGATTAAGTCTTGTTACTTTCCTGAGAAAGCGTTTTATTTAATATTCTTACCAGAAGCAAAAACTATTTATGTATTTGATACTCGTAGACCACTAGAAGATGGTGCTTATAGGGTAACAACTTGGAATAATTTAGACCACACTGATTTTGTTTACGATAAAACAACTAAAGAAATGTATCTTACACAAGCTAATGGCATAGCAGAATATGGTGGGTTTACAGATAACTCTGTTCCTTACACTATGAGTTATTTTACTAACCACTTTGATTTAAA